CGTTTCGTTACAGGAAGTCAACACCGGCGACCTATCAACCGACAGAAACCCCGCCGTTGCTCCAGACACGTACCCCATGCTAGACTTGCGACCGTTATGGGACAGAAGATCAAGCTACAGCCTAGGAGATGGTGCTAGGATGACCACCACCGACAATTCCGACATCGGCGAAAAGCTCCCTGACACCGTGCCAATCGATGGTGTTAGTGTTCCGGTTGGCGACCTAGGCACGCAAGCCCTGCAAAGTTTGCGCAACCAGACCGTTTTTCTGACCCATTATCGCAAGGCCCGCGTACGTGGCATAGCTGCCGCGTTTGCTGGCGTACATCGGGACACGGTTCACGATTGGGAAAAACGGGACTATCTAGGTTTCAGAGCTCGTTTGGCCATAGCTGACGAGATATTCACTAATTCACTTGAGACGCGCCTAGTGGAACGTGCCACAGAGCCAAAGTCGCATCCGCTGTTTCTGCTTACCGCCTTGAACGCCAACCTACCGGAGAAGTACCGGCCGAATGCTGTTGTGGGAGATGATACGGCTAAGGAGTTGATGACTGAGTGGCGGCGATGGATGAGAGATGGTAAGAAGACTGTGAAGGAGAAGAAGGGAGAAGGGGAAGATGGTGGAGCAGAGGTAACGGTGGCGGAGAACGTCAAGCGGCTAATGGCGGAGAAGCGAGGAGGGGGTAGGGCTTAGAGAAGGTGAGTGTTGGGTTATGGCCACGTCTGACAATTCCTTTTTAGAAAAGGGGGTTGTGGCTTTAGGTTTGGGGTCTGTCTCTAGATCTGGGGGTGGGGGGTTACGGAGTATGAGGCGGATGACTTGTTGGATGCGGGGTATTTGGGAGGCGGTCAGGCGGGGGCACGACATGTTGCCGAGTGTTCATATTAGCGGGTCGGTGGTACAGAGGCGGTGCCGCAATTGTGGAGAGGTGGTATTTGGTCGATTTTCGAGCACGGGGGGTTAGGTAATGCCATTGAATGCAAAGGGTAGGAAGATACTGGCACAGATGAAGAAGACCTACAGGGTTCCTGGGCAGGCTGAGGAGATATTCCACAAGTCTCGGAGAGCTGGGAGGATAAGGGGTGTGGAGAAGCGGGGGAGGTAGGTGGGATCGAGGGGGTACGTTATTTCTATTGAGTGATCGGTAGGGGTTTAGTGCAGCGACGGTTTGGAGCCAGTTGAAATTGATTCGTTTCTACGGGAAGTTAGCTTTGTGGCGGGACTGGGTGATTGGGAGGGTGGAGTATCTGCACTCTGAGTCTGCTAAGTGGCGGGCTTGTTGGAAGGGGTTAAAGGCTCCTTATTCGTTTCTTCGTGCGATGGGGCTTAATCCACAGATGGCGGTGGGGGTTTTATTTGCGGGGAGTGTAGCGGGTGGGGGATATGTGGCGACTGAGGTGTTGGAGGGTCGTTCGTTCTCTCGTGGGGATTCTGGGGTATACTCGGCTCCTTCTGATGTGCCGGTGGTCTATTCTGACAGTGATAATACGTTGCGGGTGGATTTAGGGACGACTCCGGTGGGTGAGATCGTTATAGAGAATGTGACTGTTGGGACGGCGTTCGCCGGTTCTACGTTACCGTCTGGGCAGTCTAATGTGGTCACGATAGGTGGTACGGCGGCTTCTTCGGGGTTTACTGCGACCTGGCTGGAGGTGGGGCATCTCATTGTAGATCGTTGGAGGTGTACTAACTTCTCTATGTCCGACATTGAGGTGCATACGCTTAATATTCGGTATAACGCCAGTGACGGGCAGTCGATATCCCCTGTTGCGGGGACTCCGCGGGCGAGGGGTGTGGGTGGTGGGAACCGGGCGGAGAGTATGGTTACGTCTGGGGGCACCTACGACCAGATTCGCATCGGTGCTCCGACCAGTGGGGTTAACGGGAAGGTGGACGTGCTCCGGTTGAGCAATCTTTTTACGAAGGGTGGCCCGTGTACGCTGAGTCGCATCAAGGCGGGAACTATTGATATTGAGTTTCTGGAGGTGGGGGCTGGGAACGGGTTTAGCACTAAGGAGTTCGTCGTGGCGACCAGCACGATTTACAAGGTTGCTAATATCACTGATAACGTGGAAGTGAGCATCAGCCCGCCATAGGTGTTTAGATGAGAGACCTGTTCGCCAAGGTTAGACCCCAGATACTCATGTTCGGCATCATTCTGGGAGTTGTCTCGATGTACGCGCTGCGGACGGGATCTATAGAGGTGGTGGGCATGGCTGTGGGAGGCCTGATCGCCCTGGGCATGAAGATACTTGAAGACAAGGACTAGAGCGCTTAACAAGGTGGCCCAGTGGGCCACCATAGGCATCTGCCTGGGCGTCTGGGCGACGTTTGTTTGGCTGGTGATACATGGGTAGTCTTATGACTGGGTACGCTCCCAGTTCCAGTCAACAATGGCCGGTGTTTACTGCGTCCACTGCCGCACCCCCCGGACTGTCAGGCGAGTGGGGGTGGTCACGATACGCAATAGAAAACGCGACAGCCAGAGGATTATCGGTGAGTGTTATGTGTGTGGCGGAGAAACGCCCACATTCATCTCAGGCTAAACACTACCGCCCTGGTCGTCAGCCCCGTGAGGTCGAGATGCCTTCGGTCTCCTGGGGCCAGTGCAGGATTAGACGCTGCTGGGTCGTCGGAGACCTCGCTGATGGCCTATGTATCACTCATTGGGATAGAGGTTTCGACTATCTTAGTCGGCATGACGACAAGGACTAGGGGATGGTCATGGCCACCGCAGTTATTCCGGAGTTCGCTGAGTATGCCTTCGAGAAGATCGGATACGACCCGACTCAGGGCGGCCAAAACGTCTATCAGCCCCGAATCCTGGCTTGCGACAAGCGGTTCGTTCTTATTTCCGGTGGAGACCGAGGCGGAAAATCGCTTACAGGCGAGAAACTAGCCTTTTTGCGAACCTGGAACCTAGAGGACGACGAAACCGGCCTCTACTGGTTGGTCGCCGCAGATTATAATCGTACCAGGGCTGCCTTCGACTATCTGGTAGAGGATTACACCCGGATCTTCGGCCCAAAGGCTGTGAACGCTAGCAAGCGGGTCGATCCCGGATGGATACAGGTCAAGTTCGAGGGCGATCGCAAGCCCATGCTGCGGTTCGAGACCAAAAGCGCCAAAGACCCCCGTACCCTCGTTATGCACGCCCCTCACGGCATCCTTGTCGATGAGGCGTCCCAGGTAGACCTGGACACCTTTGAGCGCCTTCGGATACGCCTGGCAGAGAAACGCGGATGGCTCATTCTCACGGGCACTATGGAGGGATCTTTAGGCTGGTTCCCTGGCATGATAAAGGCGTGGGAGCTGGGTATCGGAGACGCCCAGAGCTTCAGGCTCCCGATGTACTCGAACCGGGTGCTTTTCCCTGGCGGGATCGACGATCCGGAGATACAGCGGCTTAAAAGAGAGTCCCCCGACCGTGTCTGGATGGAGCGGGTCGAAGGAGAGCCGGTGCCCCCAAGGGGACTGGTGTTCGATGAGTTCAGGGCCGATATTCATGTTCAAGATATCTCCTACGTCCCCGGAGTGCCCGTTACTATTACCATCGACCCTGGATATGCCGGCGCCAACTGCGTTCTTGCGATTCAGGAGATCAACGGCGTCGTGCAGGTCTTCGACGAGATTTACGAGAATATGATCACCACGGACATGGTTCACCTGATTCGTGGCAAGCCCTGGCTGAAGAACGTGGACACGGCGGTAATAGACCATGCCGGGTGGCAGCATCAGGCGATGACGCCTCCGGCTCGTATCTGGGCGGCCCAACCCCCGGTCGGCATTGGCCTCATGCCCCTATCGGAGCCCGTTCAGAACGTCAACGACCTGGACGACCGCCTAAAGTGGGCGCTGAAGCCCGACCCGGTGCCAAAGATCGTGTTCGCACCGGGCTGTAAAGGGGTGCTCTCCGAGTTCGGGGTCTGTGAGAATCCGCTGGACGGTCAAACTAAGGTATACTCCTGGAAAGAAGACCGGGACGGCAACATCGTCGGCGATAAGCCCGATAACCGCAACAACCACGGCATTCGGGCCGTGGAGTATTATCTTATACGGAAGTATGGGTACGCACGTGCAACCTCAGCGTCCCGGCAGCTAATGATGAAGCGATGGTAAGTTAGAAAATGGGAAGATGCTTTAACAACAGACACCCCGACTACCTATACCGCCTCTTCGGCGGATATTCTGATGCCTACGGTAAGGTTGAAGAGGAAAAACTCATAACACCGGACCTTGAGGATCATATGCGTCGAATTGCAACCGAAGAACTCCAGAAATGCCTCGCTCAAATCCAACGTATAATACTGGCGGGGAGAGATGGCGAGTCGTAAACCGGAAGATATCCTCCAGTTGGTGTCTGACCACAAGCAGGTCACCAGTGCTCTCCGAGAGCGCATGGAGAGCGATTATCGCCTGCTGCGGTTAGCCGAGACGATTGAGCCGTTCCCCCGCTCTATGGGCGCCGATGCCGGCGACACCTATGCCAAGTACACATCCAACGCCCCGACTACCTACCTGGACAAGATCACATCCTGGACTAACTCGGCCACGCCGATTATCCGTATCCCGCATATCGACCAGTCGATGGACCTACAGAGCCTAGAACTTCCTCAGGACACTCCGCAGGACGCTCAGAAGGACACTCCTCGCGAGGGAAGAGAGGCAGACGATCAGAAGGAGCGCTTTTTTTATGGCATCCTTCGCGCAGGCGACGAGCGCCTAGCCCAACTCATCCTTCCACCGCTACTTCCAAATCTTTCCTGGTATGCCGCAGCTCGAGGCTGGATTACCGCACGCTCTCTTCTGGCCAAACGCGACGACGGTTCGACCTACGTAGACATCATGCCCTGGGATCCGCTTCACACTTACTGGGGCATGAACGCCGACGGCCTCGCCTGGGCCTGCTATGTCAAGTCCCGACTAGCCCACGAGGTGGAGTTGGAGTATGACGTTTCCCTCAGTGACATGGCGGTTAACCGAACTGAGACCGGCACCCGGTTCATCGATGTCTACTACTTCTACGACGATGAGGATTACACCATAATCGCCGAGGGGGCCACTCTCAAGAAGGCAGAGCCGCACGGGAGCCCTTGCATCCCATGCGTTGTCGTCCCGGTGGCATATGCACCGCCTATAGCATCTGACGAGGACAAAAACTCCATTGCCGACTACGGCGAGAGCATCTTCAAGGCTAATCGCAATATCTACCCCAAGAAAAACCTGATTGACGGCATCATGCTGGAGCTGGCGGAACGGGCGTTAAAGCCGCCACTGTTCATTCCGTCTGAGGACGGGACAAAGACCCTCCCTGCCGATCCGTACCAGACGGGCCAGAACGTCTCTGGGAGAAAGGATGAGAAGCCGTCTCCGCTCGACATGCTGGAGATGGCGAGGGAAACTGGGGTTCTCCTTATCGACATGGACGGAGAGATTCAGAGGGGTTCCGTACCGCACACCAGCTTCGGTGACCTCCAGGTCAATATCTCTGGGTATGCTATCAACCAGCTCACGCAGAATGTCCAGGGTAAACTCCAGCCACTGCTTGATGCGATACAGGTAGCGTACCAGCAGATACTTCGTCTGATCTCGGAGCAGTACATCACCGGCTCCTTTGAGACGATGGAGGTGAGCGGGCGCGACCAGAACCGGCGCTACTTCAGCGAAAAGATTACCCCAGATGCGATCAAGAAGGGTGGCGATCCGGAAGTAAGAATGTTCGTCCGCCTCCCGCAAGACGATGCGGCCAAAATGGCGATGGCGCAGATGGCCCGCGAGGGCGATGTCCCACTGTTCCCGGACGCCTACGTCAGAGAGGACATCCTGGCGGTACAGGACGTTGACCGGGTCGATGACGCTATCAAGGAGCAGATCGGTGAGCGGAGTCTGCCAGAAGCTGGTCTGTGGGCATTATTCGAGGGGCTTATGAGGAGGGGGCGCTGGGATCTGGCCATGTTCTACTTCGGCCGGTTCCAGGAGATCATGCTAGAGAAGCAGATGGCGCTTCAGCAAGGACTGCCTCCCGGCGCAGCCCCGCCGCAGCAGCCTCCCGGCGCAGCCCCGCCGCAGCAGCCTAATGGTGCCGTACCGACGAACGGGGCGGTTCCCGGAGGGGCTGGGCCAACGCTGAACCCACAGGTGGCACCGAACGCGACCCTAGGCGTGCCGCCTCCGTTCCCTACCCCGCAAGATGGCGCGAACGTGCCTCCTGGGACTCCTAGGCCGGGAGGGCAGTCTGAAGACCAGCGTCTCAGTTCGCTCAACCTCGTGAGGGGCATCTAATGGCTATCTTGCCTAGCATGCAGGGAGGAAATCCCCTTGATATTCTGAATCAGAGGTATAGAAACGAGGCGCGCTTCGCTCCTGGGCAATCGCCCGCCGATGAGCAGAGGATCGCCTTCTCCAGGGGCTCACCTATGCTCAATATAGCAAATACGGCAACTGATCCATCGATTACGCCGTTGGGGGTGAGGGATGGGGGTCGGGAGACGGAAGAAGGGCCAGATGCCGGGCCTGAGTCCGAGACTGACCTTAATGTCTTCACCCAGGAGCAGACCAAACAGGCATACCTCGGAGGTCGCATAAGTGAATCCGAGGCCATTCAACGCCTGATTGCTTGGTTTAGTGACGTAGGGATGAGTATAGCGCCCGAGGAACTTGCTAGAATCATAAGCCAGTGGACGTTAGAGCGGCCCCCTATTCTCCAGGGGCTCACCCCCCAACAAATCGCCGAAGCGCTTCCCTTCGAGGCGGAAGAAGACGATCTGGTCGAGGCGGAAGAAGGCGATGTGGTCGAGGCAGTTCCTGAGGAGATAATAAACTTCCTGGTCCCTAGCGCTCGTACTGAGGCAGGGCAGCTCGAAGAGTTATCGGCAACACGCTGGGGTCGTGGGAAGATATTCGATAGGTTCTTGGCCGCCCAGCCGGCCTTTCAATTTCAGACTCCTGGGGCGCAGCGTGCGATGCAACAGCGCTTTGATCCCCTGAGCGCTAGCTTTATTCTCCAGGGGCTCACCAACGAGTCTGGTACCCCCCGACTGGACGACTTCAGGGCATTTTTGCAGGACGACCCATCCGATGTACCAGCAGAGAATTTCCTGGAGCAGTTCCGCCTTATCGCGCCCGCCTTTGATCCCGAGGCCCAGAGGTCGGGGACGCTTTCAGCTCAGCAGGAGGCCGTATTCGATTACTTGAACTTAGCAGACCCTGACCCCGATGAGGTAGCATCGAATTTGATAGCCCAGTCGATTATGGGCGGGATGCATCCGATCCTGGCTAGGATGATACCCAATATAATCTCCCGCAGAATTGCGGCCTTCCGCAACGAGGATCTAACCACGCCGGCCTTCCAGGAGTTTGTGAATAGGGATCTTAATTTCTAAAGGAGCAGTCTAATG